ACCTATCCTTGTTTTTGCACCTGAACCTATTTCTTGATCTTCTCTAGTTTCTTCTGATGTTTGTACTATAACTGCTGGATATTGTTTGTCCGATAATTCATCTAATTGAAATGGTTGCCTTGTAGCTTTTTTTATGCTTGGGCTAGATATACCAGAAATGGTAGATAATATATTTGATGCAATATTTTCTCTTGTACTCATAGTTTAAACTTTTGTAATTCTTTTTCGACAAATCTATTAAAGGCTTTGTTTATAATCTTTTCTGTCTTAGTATTAAAGCCAAAAAATTCTCTTTGTGGTTCAGTTGTTACTTGATTAAAAAAAGCCTTATCTATTTCTTCTTTTCTTGAAAAAGCCAATGTCACTTTATGCTTACCTGTTTTTTTAACCATTGATGGAGTCAAAGCACCTAACATTCTACCAGAATAAAATAAATCTACTGCTGTTGGCTTACCCTCTCTTTGTAACTGTTTTATATAGCCCTCAGAATATGGTGCAAATCTTCTATCTCTAAAATCAATACCTTTTTTTGTTTTTTCTCTAATAATAGCAACTAATTGAAATCCAGCTTGTTTTACACCTTTATCAATTATTCTTGGTAACACAGCACCAAATTTTTTAAATTTTGCTGATACTTGTTTTGAGTTTGTTTTGATATTTAGATTGACAGCCATTATCTATTCAATCGTCTGTAGCCATGTAAAGGTTCTCTTTCATTTGAAACTATAGAGCCATCTGCTGTAGAGTCATATTCAACACCATCTTCAAGTATTGCTCTAAACTCTTTGTTGTATTCAGCCATGTAATATTCACCCATTCTTTCAAATCTATCTTTGTCAGCTTCAGGTCTAAATTTTGTTAATGCTGGTAAAAGAAATCTACCAAGAAATAAATATACACCAGCTCTTTCAAACTGATCTAAATTTACTTTTGTGTTCTCCATCTCTACAGTATTCAAAACTGTAATATCTGTATAGACATTTGTTTTGTAAGTTGGAAACCATTCTATTCTAAGCTGTCTTAAAATATCATT